AATATGCCACTAACGACTTACACCGCTGGACAGGTACTCACCGCCGCGTCGCTTAATGCCAACCTAAGTTTTGCCTCAACTAATGGCGGCTTAGTTCTTGTTAAAACACAGACAATCGGTACCGCAGTCTCAAGCGTTGCGGTTACTGGCGCGTTCAGCACAGATTACGATGCCTATAAAATTGTTATTAGTGGCGGCGTTGGAAGCGGTAATGGCAGTCTGCAACTACAACTTGGCTCAACCACCACAGGATATTATGGCGGTTTTGGTGGTTCTACTTTTGCTGGTGTTGCCGATGCTGGTGGCTATGCAAACGCGGCAAACTTCCAAAATGTCGGTCGTGGTTCTACAAATACTTTGCAAATGTCTGTTGAGTTACAAAATCCTTTTGACACTAAAAACACTTACGCACAATACAGTTTTATTGTGAATGACTCTGGAGCAGGTCGAGCAAGAATGACAGGCGCTTTTCTAAACAACTCAACCTCATACACAGGTTTCACAATTGTTGTTGAAACAGGAACATTGACAGGCGGCACTATTGCCGTCTATGGATACGCAAAGGCATAAACATGACACACGCAGAAGCGGTAGCAATGTACCCACACGATTCAGTGTTTATTCAGGTAGACGACATTGTGCGCCCGATGACACCTGCCGAATACGAAGCGTTTATTGAACGACAAATGATTCCCGACCCATTCGGCTGATGATGCTCTATGAAGCCGCGCTACTACTTGGCTAGCGTCATGCTCGCGCTCATTCTGACCGCTTGCGCTGACCGCACCCGCGAAAACTGCAACACCACCAAAGCCAACGGAATACTAGAAAGGCGTTGCCCATGAACCCAGACAACCGCTTAAGCAACGAACAAATCAAAGCTCGACTAATCCTCATCGTAGGAATCGGACTTACTGCATCGTTCGTCATGGCAATCGCATCGCTCATCTTTGGACTTCTCTTTGTTGTGCAACCTACCGAGCAAAGCCCCAATGACGCCGAAGCATGGGGCGTCTTGTCGCCAATGCTGATGACTCTTGCAGGCGGCTTAATTGGTCTACTTGCAGGCAACGGACTTAAAGACCGACCTAAAGACCCGCCAGCATTATGAGCATTATTCCAGCGAACCCGAAGGTCGTAGGAAGTAAGCCTTACTCAGGGAACTCCGACGGTGCCGCAGCTGGCCCTCGAGCAGGCATGGACGAATGGATTAGGCAGGCAATTAAATACGGCAACGGAGCCTTTTGGAATAATGGATCTTGGGGAATACGCGACATGCGCGGATCAACAAACTTGTCAGTTCATGCCACAGGGCGCGCAGTAGATCTTTCATATCGCAAATCAGAACAGCATCCAACCGCTAATCGCAAAGGCACAATGGACTTCTTTAACATTGTCACAGCCAACGCCAACGCGCTCGGACTTGAGTGCATCCTTGACTACCTACTCAAGCCATACGGACGCGGCTGGCAATGCACTCGACAAGCATGGAGCAAATACTCTAAGCCAACAATCCACGGTGCACCCGGGGGCGACTGGCTGCATGTAGAGATCTCGCCTGCAATGGCAGACTCTCCAGCCCTTGTAAAACAAGCGTTTCAGAGAGTGTTCGCCGAAATCCCCCAATAGCGCACACTGATCCTCTATGGTCGAAGTACCGACGATAGGAGTTAAATTATGACCGAGCCCAAAGTCTTCATCTACGAAGTAGGGCGATGCAACCTTGACAATGGACAAGAAATCCTTGTCCAGATCTTCCGACACGAAGACACACACACAATCATCCGCGCACAGATCGCCTTCCGCACTTTGGCAGGCGACAGCTGGGGCGTACCTACGGAACTGGAGTTTAAAAAATGAGCTATCTAACGATTAAAATCTTTGCATGGGTAACTATAGGGTTATGTCCTTTTGTGCTGCTCTGGGACGCTTCTAAGCCGCCTGAGAGCATATCTAGGGTCAGTCCCGTGACCGCCTACGCGACGATCCCACTTGGCACACTGCCAGTCGTAGTTACACCCCCCGTCACTACGCCGGCTACGGCTTGCGCGCAAGCTCTTAACCTCGCTTTAAGTGTTGGCTGGCCTGCAACCGAAACACCGACCCTTATGCGCGTTCTTAAACGCGAGTCAAATTGCACTCCAGACGCGTTTAATCCTCGAGACACCGCAGGCGGCTCTTACGGCTATATGCAGATCAACGGATTCTGGTGCACCCCTTCTGCATACTGGCCTCAAGGTTGGCTACAAGCGAAAGGGATCTTGACAGTGTGCGACGAATTGTTTGATCCCAAAGTAAACCTCACCGCAGCTCTCGCAGTGTGGCATAATTCTAAATGGACACCTTGGAACCTTCCGAAGTGACCGAAGAGCCCTATCCCGAAACTGGTATCACAGAGGAGACCCGACAGATGTATCCCGAAAACTATTCCGACAAATACAACAAAGTATTCAAAGAGTTCATAGATGACATTATGCGCCCTAATCATGTAGCGCGCCCAATAGATCGACTAGACGATCACGAAATACTTTTAGACGAACTCACAATTATTTACGATGCACACATGACAATCGGCGGAGAACAAAACCGATTCAATGCAAGTGTGATTCGCGCCGCGATTAATGTGATCATCTCATGCACAAAATAACTTGTAAAAAATGCGGACTAGAAATGACTGGCACTGTTTACAGCACAAACACTTCTAAGATCCTTTGGATGCACCCGGGCTTCAAAGCCTGCGCAAAAGTAAAGCCAATCCGATGAGCGACCTACAACTTTTTGCACCAACACGCGGACTAGGTGCATACCGTGAAGAATGTGCAATAGACCGAAACATCGTCATTATCTCACTTAGTGCAAAACCGACTTCTGCTCTTGCAGCTCTTAACGCATTACCAAAGTCAGGCTCAAAGCGTCGGCGCGTCTACGAGTATCTCAAGCAGTCAGGCGGCGCGACAGACGAAGAGATTGAGCGCGCACTAGGCATCTCTGGCAACACTGTCAGACCGACTCGGGGCTCCCTAGTCAAAGACAAGTTTGTCTTCGCCACAGACCTTGAGCGTCCAACGCTTGCAGGCAACATGGCGATTGTATGGAAGGCGCGCTAATGGCACACTTTGACCTATCGCTTTATGAGACCGTTGCCAAGCGTCTAGAGCGCTTTTGGACTGCCTACCCACACGGACAAGTCATTACGACCATGATGCACTACGACGCTTCTACGGTGATCTTTAGATGCGAATGCTTTGACAATGACGGACGCATGATCTCGCAAGGCTGGGCAGAAGAAGTCATGGGAAACTCCCCAGTAAACAAAACATCATTCTTAGAAAACTGCGAGACATCAGCGATTGGCCGCGCAATCAGTAACGGCCCATTGGGACATACAGGAGAGCGCGCGTCAGTGACCGAGATGGACAAAGTGAACCGCGTTAATAGCACCCCTGCACCTGACACCTTTGGCGGTGCTACACCTAAGCAGATTGGCTTTTTAAAGTCGCTTGCTCGGGGTAAAGCATGGGACGATTTCCAGCTGCTTGAGTTCATACACAAGACGCTTGGCGTAGACGATGTAGTGCTCGAGACCTTGTCATCGGGACAGTGCTCAAAGGTCATTGAACGGATGAAACTATGAGTCGCACAGTGTGGCTTGCGTTGGCGTTAGCGGTGTTATGCACTGCACTAATGGCAAGATCTGATAGAAAGTGACGCTTACAGTTGGCTCACTATTCTCGGGCATAGGTGGATTAGACCTAGGTCTAGAACGAGCCAGCATGAAAGTAATATGGCAATCCGAAATAGACCCCTACTGCAACAAAGTTCTCAAGAAACATTGGCCCGAGGTAACAAATCATGGAAACATCAAAGACATCGACTGGGGAACCGTTGAACGACCTGACATTATTTGCGGGGGATACCCCTGCCAACCATTCTCTCAAGCAGGAAAACGAAGAGGAAAAGATGATCCAAGACACTTGTGGCCGTGGGTCAGAGACGCCATTAGCGAATTACGACCTTCTTACGCAATCTTGGAGAATGTTCGAGGACATCTCACTTTGGGGGGATTACAAGTCATTGGAGAGCTTGCCGAAATCGGGTATGACGCGGAGTGGCGTGTTGTATCAGCAGCCAGTTTGGGTGCGCCCCATAGACGCGATCGAATCATCATTGTGGCCTACCCCAACAACTCAAGAGGTGGAACATCCGAACGCAGAATTAACTCCAACAGGCAGACGCAAATCCAAGAACAACAAAACTTCTCACAGTTTGGGTCTTGCCGATGCAGTTCAGATGTGGCCGACACCGGTGAGCAGCAGTTCAATGGCAGAGGACATAAGCACAGTTCAGAAGAGATTAAAAAAGGGCAAACCTTACAAGAGCAGATTGATAGAGGCAGTTGCGAAGTATCCAACTCCGATTGCAAACGGAATGGCGGGTGGGTCGGGGGCTTTCAACAAAGCTCAATCTTTGGAAGACTCGGGTCAGATAACGAAAGAGAAGAGGATTGCTATACAGGCTGGAAATGGTGGGAAGTTGAACCCGATGTGGGTCGAGTGGCTCATGGGATTCCCGCTCGGGTGGACAGACTTAGAGGAATAGGGAACGCAGTCGTACCCCAAGTAGCTGAATACATAGGTCGCCTAGTAATAGCAGCCGAACTAAACAACTCATAGACCTAAGCGAGTCGCTTCGCGGTTGGATAATCTGCGGTAACGCAGTTAGATCAACGCGCACAAAACCTGCTACACGAAAGGCAATGTGCAAAGCGTTGAAGCGAGTCGTAAACATAATCGACTAGATGTGCAAGGTAATCGGATTGAGGCAGCCCGATGGGTAGAGCATCATCACTCTGTCTTGCATTACGCTGATAGATGACATACCACAAACAAACCGACACAGACTCGAGCCCGACATGCAAGACAACTACAACAAATCGAGAGCAAGCGCGACAGCGCGCGCTAGCAGGTCTTAGAACATGGCACGCCCGCTCACCGAATACGACAGCAAGCGCTACAAAGCAGCAAGAGCCGAACTGCTTAGAGATGAACCCACATGTCATTGGTGCAGGCGCGCCCAAGCAACAGAGTTAGATCACCTTGTAGAGCACGACGAAGGCGGCACGATTGACGATGGATATGTGCC